GCCATCAATAGCCACTTTGTAGCCTTGAGTATTTAACCACTTTTGAACCTGGCGTGAAGCACCGGCAACACCTGAACCCCAAGCAAAATCTGTCACATATTCACCCAATATTTGTGACTGTATCAAGTCGGCTTTAACTCCGTTCCAATACAACTTATAGATGCCTTTAAAATCAGCGTGAGTCATCTCGTAGAAACGTGAGATGGCTGTGTTAGATGTGCCATAAATAGAGGCAAACACTCTCCAAGTAACTCCCTTGTTAGTGTGGTAACCGCTGCCATCGGGTACAGGGTGACGTGATGCTGAATCTCTTTCGTGTTTTGATAGACCGCCTTCCCAACGAAGGATATAGCCTAAATTTGCTTTGTCAATGTTTGCCATTTTCCAAGTGTGTGATAAGTTTGTTAATGTACCATTCGGCTTTGCGTAGGTCTTCCACGCCATTCTTACGATCAAAACGGATAATGTACTTAAGAGCATTACCTTGACAATAACCTTTAAATCCTTCATACGACATAGCTGCTTTAATGCTGTCGATGGCTTCGACCTCGCCTTGATAGTGCGGTGGTTTGTTTACGACATCCATAGTGTTTTAAATTCATTAAATGGCAAATCTATGTAAAAAACGTGACCTCCGCTAACATATACCTGGGTTAATTCGTAAAATGCTGAAGCACCGACAACATGGTTTAAATCCAAAACGCCTGCCTCTTCAATCTCAACTTCGCTGCCCACCTCTATTCCTATGCGCTCGTATAATGGGTCTACATCGCTTTCACGAAAGATGTAATTAACTTCTATCTTCATAGTGTTTTGTAAGTAAAGGCGTTAACTTTTATTGTTTCTTTGTCACCCTTGCGGATTCTTTCGGGGTGAATCTCAAGCCATCTGCCACCTAATGCTTTCGGAGAAGCACCTCGTTCAACGTGCCATCCACCTTTACCGTCTTGATACTCTTCTTTGTAGGTAGGAGTTCGCACCATTAAAACATCTTTGAGCTTTACTTTATTATGATTATTTAAACTTTCAATAGTGTACGTCAATTCGTGGTCTTCGTGAACGTGACCCATCCAAACCATGTCAGCGCCTTCTACAAAAGTAGACATACGATGAAATTGTATTACACCACGGGTAGCTGGCCCTCCGCCTCCGAATCCATGCATATATTTTATCTTATAAGCAGCCATGCCGGCATTTACTCCTCGTTGGAATTGGTAAACTATCCACCCACCGTAACCACCAACCTCTACGTTTGTGTTGTTTTTAGAGTTTAAGCCAAAAACAAATCGGTCTATTACGTCAGTCTCTGCACGCTTTAAAATATTGGTCTCGTGGTTTCCGTAACCTACAACTTTTATCAAGTGCGCATAAGGAGAAAACCAATCAATTGCATCGTTTACAACGGCATCTAAATAGTTGGTTTTGTTGTGTTCAGGTCTGATGTCATTTTTGCTTTTACGAGGATCGTATGCGCCCTGCATAAGGCAGAAAGTATCTCCGTTAAATAGAATGTCAGCGTTTATCTCTAACGCTTGGTCAAGATGCTTCTTTAATAAGTCACGATTGCAATGGGGATTATCCCAATGGATGTCGGAAATTAACAGCACTTTTTTTGGTTCAAAATCGTTCTTTAAAATATGTACGTTATTTTTCATAAAAGTAGTGCAATTACTAAAAGCGTGGTAACTATTGAAAAAGTCTGATATCTAACTATTGCGACTTGCTGCTTGTTGTTTTTGCTCACAAGGTCGGTGATAGTTTCATTTTGTGAATGTATGACAATCGAATCATTATGCGCCAAAACTCGGTATAATGATTGTTTTTGGCGACATTTATGCAGTTCTAACAACCGCTCATTTATCTCTTTTATCGTGCTGTCGGAGAATTGACAGGATAGAGTGCGTGGTTGTAGGCTTATGCATAGTGTCAACAAAAGTAGCAACGAGCGAGTCGTGCCTTTTGTCCACTTCGTATATCTCTCGTATAATAACGGTTCTAATCGTATCATACCGGTATGTCGCAGTAGCTTTCGAGGTAGGGCGTGTTAATAGTAAAATTAACACCATGACCGCAAATAACGTCAGTCCTTGAATCGTAAAAAGAATCCGCTTGTCCATTAACTATTATTTCAAAATCATCATCTGTCACATTTCTGCTAATAAGTGTGACAATATCTATTATAATTCCTGCTGTGTCTGACAGCACCTCAATCGTGTTACTGCTGCTCTCAAATTGCCTATCCATTACAAGCATGGCAAATTGATAAGATATTAGCCTTGCTTCGGTATTAAAGTTAAAACCATTAGGCACTAACCACACCAACGGGTAATACTTTACCTCTTCAACGGCAAAGTCAAACTCTGCGCCCACCGCAAACCTTCCGACCATCTTGTGGCTTTCCGCTTGCGTTTTGATCTTTTGAATTATTTGATTTAACGTCATACAATTTTAGTAGTTTGGCTTCGTTTTTTAACCGCCATTTATTCTTCGGGGAAGTCATAGTTGTAAAAACAATCGTCATTTGTACCGGGCAAATAGAACCCACCTAACACAGCTGTATTTTTTGGGCGTATTACGTCAAATCCGGTACCTGGGTTTAAGAACTTAGGGTAAGAATTAGGGTTTTCTTTGAGGTAGTCACGCACTCTTTCTGCATAGTACTCGGCTTTATCTCGATATCGCTGTTCAATTAAGGTAAGTTCAGACGTAGAGATAGGCGTAGCGTTCTCACTATTGCGACTTGCTACGCTCTTATTCATGAATTTAAACGTCATAGGCAGCATGGATTCAACTAACGTGTAGTATTTCAAGCACGGTGCAATATAACTGTCTAAAAGAGTTGTATTGAGCTGCGTTAAAGTACCATTAAATGCCTGCGTTTGGAGTTCGTCGTATATGCCTGAACCAATAATGTCACGAATATAAATCTCTTGACTTTCTTTGATTGCGGATTTTAGCAATTTATCGTCAATATTTTCGTTTAAAGGGGTGTTGTCCTTTAAATAACTGACGCTCACAAAGTATACAAAATTCGTCATAAGTTTCTTCTAAATAATTGTGGTTGCCAAATGTGTCTGCAATACGGAACGTGAGCAGCAGGTGAACTGCCTGCGATAGTCATCCAACCGCCTCTGCGCTTCCAAGCATCGTAACCGGGATCGCTGTACTCTCTTGCAAGAACGCTGCTAATTTGGTCAATGTCTTCTCTTGTGTACACTCGGTTTAAAGCAACTAACCTTTTGCAAAAGTCTCTGCTTGTAGGTATGATTCTACCACCGCTGATACCAGGTGCTTTTTGGTAGGTGTAACGTGTTACAATTTCGGTGCTGACGTTGGAATCGTCAAGTCTTTTGATACCTTGCGGCAAAACCTCAATTATGCCATCTACGACACGAATAAGGCGTTCCTCTACCATCATGTCTACTTCGGCTTGTATCTCTTCTACGGGCTTGTTAATGTTGTTTGCAAGCACATCCAAAGTGATGCCTTTGTTAGAGTACAACCACTGCAATATTGCAGCTTGTAATCCTTCGCCAAACTGCATCGGTACAGCTGTAAACTTTGTAGCATCTTCGCCAAATTGAGCAAATACTGACAAATCTTTGTCATCATCCCATCCAAAAGGGTTTTGATCGGAGCAGCTGCATTTGTTAGATGACATTTGCACGCTCTTGGTCATGCCTAACTCTTTGCGAGCTTCGTCTCTGTCTATTATGCCTTTTTCAAAAAGTGCAATGTAATCCACCCCAATAGGCGGCTTATTCTTGGTTACTAATTTTACAGGCGTAATGTACTTAAATAAAGACGTAAACGCTCTGTCCATTTGTTGCTGACGTGGCTCAATGTATGAGGTTTGAAACGCTTCGTAGGCTTCTATGAGTTCGCTTCTGCCGCCTAACTGTCCCTCTGTTTTGATACCAAATAACATCGGTGAGGTAACACGGTGCGACATCAATATCTCTTGCTGTACCTGCTCGTTAAGCTGCATAAACATCTTATCGAAATCCGTAGGTGCAAGGTTATTAATTACAGAAGGCGTTTCGTTTGGCTCGTTGAATTGAATTATCAAACTGCCTGCATTATCTGTGCCGCTAAAATTGTCCTTGAAACGCTTGACAGTGTTGCGCATCTCTTCCGGTGTTGGGATGCCTTTGAAAAGCTGTATTAAGGTTTGTGCTGAGAATCCGCTCTTAATAGAGTTTAGGTGGAAATTAGCGATTTCGGTGTCTATCTCAATGTACTTTAGTGCGCTTTGATACGGTGCAGTTGGATACTCTCCGCAACCTGCTCTGTACATCTTAAAGTAGTACACCTGCTTGCTTTCTCTCGTTGCAGGATTCCACGCAAAATACTTGGTCATTTCTGCTCTACGATCTGCCCAATCTTCGCTGTACATAAAGTTCCCATCAAGGGAAACACGAAGGTTTTGAAAGGGCAAGTGGTACATCTCTGCGATGGCTGTCTTTGCTTTATTCCAAATTATCTCAAGAGCAAAGCCATCAAACAATTCCAGGTCTTGCGCTACTTTGTTTTTAAGTGTTTCAAAATCCTCAAAGGCGTTGATGTTCGCAAGGTAGTCGTTTGCTCGTGCTATCTCTTCGGTGTTGTTGCCGATAATCTCGGTTTTGTCACCTGCAATGTATGCTGCTTTTTGAGTAACAATTGCCCCGTGCTTGGGTGAGCTATTGTAAAGATTGATTAACATTTGCGGATAGGCATTGTCCTCTCCGTAAGTCAAAAAACCTTTAGCCTTATTCTCTTTGAATATCGGAATCTTGCTTTCGGCAAAATTTATCCGTATGAAGTTATTTTCCATCTTTGCTGATTAATAATACTAACGCACCCGAAACAAATGCGGTTAACTCTGCCATGCTAGCCTTCTCCAAATACACCAAAACTAACCCTGCAATAAGCACCGCAACTCCTAACAAGGTGGTTTTCCAATTGGCAAATATGCGCTCTTTAATTTCGCTCATTTTTTAGTTTTTTAATGTAGTAACGAAGACCAACCAATCCCGTAATAATTGCGATAAGTCCGCCTATCATTGAGATAATAGGATTCCATAACGTGGATATAGCAGATAGCCAACTAACAAAAGATGTAGTGGCTAAAAGGTTTGCTGTGCTATCAGTTAGTTTCATATCTCTTCGTGAGGTGTGATTGCAATATCAGTAGGTTGTCCTAATACCGCCTCTAATCCATCGACGTAGGTAATATAATAAAAGCGGTCAAGTTCGGAATAAGTGTAATTTACCCAATAAAGCGTTTCCCCATTTGGTGCGGGTAAGCCCATATAAGTAGCAGCAGTTTGACGTGCTGCGATTGCTTCTGATTCGGTTGTAAAAATATAGCCTTGCATTAGTAAATAGAGTAAAATGAGTTGATGTTGGTGTTAATGCCGCTATTGTCGGATAATTTATTAGACGGGTAAATTATTATCTCTTGCATATTTCCATTCCAATATTGAGAGTTATTGTCATTTCGAAAACCAAGTGAAAATGAATTAGGAACTGCTCCTTGAATTGATGGACCAGGTGTTAAAAGTGTATTATTGCCATATGTATTATAATTTGAATTTGTAGCAGAAATCCCATCCCAATAAATTGACAATAAATACTGATTCAAATTTGGTATTTTATTAAAAGTATATGGTGCTATCGGAGCCGAGGTGTTAAAAATTGAAAAATCTGGATAACCCAACCCAACCGCAGTTACTATCCTAATCGCATTTTTAGCCCAAATAATATTTTGAAAATCAACTACTGTAATATTCCTACCAACAAATAAAAATGAATTGGCAGAATTTGTGGCAATAACATCACTTGTAGTATTTACAAGACCTTGCGTTGAACCATTAAATTGAACCGCTGGTTTCCCATTTTCCGTTAAAACACTACCACTACTTACAATTTGCGGTTGATTTAAAGCAGTTGTTTGCGTTGCATTATATCCGTTTCCACTTTGGTCATACCAAGTTGTGATAAATCCGTTATCTAACACACCCGTACCCGTAAAGGCAAGTAATGCCGCTGTATCCAAAGCACCCGTAGAAGTAAAGCCAATATCCATTTCATCCAAATTTGTACGCCTTACACGAATAGCGCTTCCCGTATAGCCACCACGCAATCTACGCAAGGAATAGGCAGCGGCTGCGTTTCGGTAAAGGTCAAGTAATCCCGTGAATTGAGATATTTGAGATGCAATTAATCCGTGGGTTGATAATATCATATCTTATGCAACTATATCGCCAAACAAGTACCACTCATCAGTGCCTATCTTTATCAAAGTCGCACCACTATACTGCACGTTTAATTTTAGTTTACCTCCGTTACTTCTTACGGTCACTCCACTTGTTGCAACTATTGTCGTTTGTCCTGCTCCGTATTGCGCTAAAAGTATTTGCGTTCCTGTTGGAAATGCAACCGAAGAATTTAAAGGGATAGTCAAGTTATTTGCACTCCCCACGTTCATCTCGACTAACTTATCAGCATCACTCAAAACAAGCGTATAGGATGCCGTTTGTCGATTCGTGGTAATTAACTTATTGGTCTTGGTGTCAAGTGCCGTTTGTGTTGCCGTTGAAACGGGTTTATTTGCATCCGATGTATTGTCGACATTGCCCAAACCTACTGCGCTTTTGTTAAGCGTTGCAAACGTCTTATCGCCTCTATAATAGTCCGCAGATGTTGTTGCGGTTATTGTGTTCTCTTTTAAGTTTAAAGCTGTTTGTGTTGCGCTGCTGACGGGCTTATTTGCATCGCTTGTGTTGTCTACGTTGCCAAGTCCTACGGCTGTCTTATTTAATGTCGCAAAGGTTTTGTCACCACGATAGTAATCTGCGCTTGTGGTTGCCGTAATAGTCGCTTCCTTTGCGTTTAATTGCGTTTGTGCATCTGACGTTAAACCACCGATAAATTGAAATTCTGCATTTGTTACGCTTCCGTCAGCTAACTTAACCGCATCAATACCAGTGGCAACCTTTGCGTTTGTAACCGCATTGTTGTCGATAGTCCACGTTGCACCACTTGCGCTTACTGTGATATCGCCTTTATCGCCGTCAGATATTCCACCGCCGCCGCTAATAGTAAGATTTCCGCTTCCTAAAATTGATAGGTCGTTAATTGTCTTAATATTTGTGCCGCTTACTAAGGTAGCCTGCTTTGCGTTTAAGGCAGTTTGTGTTGCTGTGCTTATTGGCTTGTCCGCATCTGCTGTATTGTCAACTGAGGATAACCCTACGTCTGCCTTTACAAGTGTAACCGCCCCCGTTTTGGATGCGACACTTTGTACAGGTGCTAAAGCCTTAACTTGCGATACGTTGATTTTCTTGGTTGTGCTTACGCTTAAATCTACAATTGGAAATACGTCAGCATTGTCAATTGATTCAATAAGGTCTAAAGCGGATATTTTTTTATCGGGCATTATAGTAATATTTTAGAATTATCTTCTTGTAGTAAAAAGTCACCGCTTTCAAGCAATAGGTATGCAATTGTTTCCGGTGCTTCGATTTCGTATATTTTCTCGTTTAGAGTTACGGTGTATTGAGTTCTGCTCACGTCAAAATCTACCTTGACAATTCCCTCTTCAACAAGTTCGTTTGCTAAAGCCGGATCTAAATTGGTAGTAGATGTTTGGGCATAGATTTCGTATTGGTATTCTCCTGCATCAAGGGTGACAGTTGTTCCTTCGGTTATAGGGAACTCGTTATATCGTTCAACGTAAGCCGAAGTATCGGTCAGAATGAAGTTGTATGCGGTATTTGTCAACCGATGTGTAAGCGAAAACAAATAAGTTGGCGTGCTTATCGTTGTCTTTTCCGTTAAGGTCAAGTACCAGGATTTACTTTCTGCCTTATTTATTTGTAGCATCTACTTATAAGTAAGGTTTGTTGCGTTTTGGCAAAAGAAAAGGGTGACCGAAGCCACCCCTTTTAACTAAACATATGAAAACACTACTATAATCCTAATGCAGTCACTACACTTCCTTGTAGTTTGTACGGCTCGTTTGACTCAATTGCAGACAACGTAAAGTTGTAGCCGTTCAAGTCACCCATAGCAGTACCCGTTTCGCTCGTCATCGCAGTTACATCGCATCCGTATTCGTTTCCTACTAAATAGTAAGTTCCGTTGTTGTCTAACACGATACAGAAGACTCTGCTTTGTGCAAGCAAGCGCAACTCATTGCGTTTTGCAGTTGACAACTTCCGAAGACGGGCAACAACATCGCTCTGATTGAAGACCGTGCCGTTTTCCGCTGATACGTTTGTTGTGGTTGTCATACTACCAACGCCCTTAGGCAATTCGTAGTCATAGACGTTACCACTTGCGATGGTGGTGGCTGTTACCTCACCACTTGCAACTGTAAAGCCCGTAGCAGCCCAACTAATCAAATGAATTGACTTGATGCCACCTACCGAATCTTTACAATCGAGAGCGAAACCTTGAGTTAAATTAATATTACAACTCATAGGTGCGTTATGCTAATTTGAACCGAACTAATTGGTCAGGGAATGCGATTTGTACACCATACTTAAAAGATGCACGGAAGCGAACTTCGTCGTTATCTTCAGAGTACCAGAACTTCAACTCTTCCTCTTCGTTTGCAAGGTCAGTTCCAACAAAGAAGTTGCTTAAACGACCTAAGAACATACGGTCAGTACCGTTCAATCCACCTACTGCAATCATTTTCACATTAGTAGCAGGAATCATGATTTCCATACCTTCGCTGTCAGCAGCGTAGTGGAACAAGTTAGAAGCACGCAAAGCGGTAGTGTACTTCTTATAAGTATCAATACCTACGAACAACACTAAATCATCAGCATCTGCGATGTCAGCAGGTGCAGCGTTGTACATATCGTCGATTAAGTCTTCTACGTTAGCTACAGTGATAGCAGTTGCAGCAGATGTGTTACCTGATACAGTAGAAGCAGATACAGCGTCAATGATTTTGGTGAAACCATCAAAGCGGTTAGTGTTTGGGTTAGTGTTACTTGTTACGGTATCGCCCTGCCACATAGCAACTTCGATTAATTTTGCAATACGGCTTGCCTTCTCTTGACCGATTTGCTCTTCAAAAGGGATAGAGGTTGGAGAACCTGGTACCATTTGAGTTTGCAACCACTTTGCTTCCAAAGTCTTTGGGCAAAGAGTCTCTTCGATTTTGATTTTACCAACGGTAATTACACGTTGTGAAAATGTAGTGTTACCCGATGCCGAATACCCACAGCCGTCAGCTTGGAAAAATACGTCACTTGCTAAAATGTTAAGAGCTTCAGCGCTTTTCACGCCTACTTGAACTTGTCCTGCAGCCTGCAATACAGCAGCTGTTTTGCTCCCAAAAAGGGAACGTACTACCAACTCAGTTGACAACTCGTTGGTGTAGTTGGTTAAACCTGTTACGTTAAACGCCATGTTATTTGTTTTTTAGATGTTGTGCGATTTTTACAATGTTTGCGAACTGCTGATCTCTCTTACTCAATCCTGCTGGTACTTTAGTAGGGTTTTCAGATGGCAAATTGGCAACTTTTTCTACAAGGTCAACTGTTTTAGAGAATCCCTTTTTCATTTTCTTCATTTCTTCTTTAAGCATTGCAACCTCTTCCAATACAGGTGCAAGTGCTTCTGCAATTGCTTCCAATACTTGAACGGTTACAACTTCGTTTGCACCTTCAGGTACTTCAACTTCTACCTCTTCAAGTGCAATCTCTTCAACGATTGGCTCAACTACTTCGGTTACTACACCGTCAACAGTTGTAACCAACAAACCGCCTTCTACTTCGTGTACTGCGTCGGGTGCAGGGATAAGACCTTCACCTGTTTGTACGAAGATTTCAGTACCTACGGCAAGTTCTCCATCGTATTCTACAATAGTGCCGTCAACGAGCGTAGCGGTAGCCATCTCGATTTCTTTTTTGTCTTCACTGAATCCGAGTATTGTGCGGATTTCTTTTAGGACTTCTTTGCTGTTCATATTTTATATATAATTAAGTTTTTTTTCTTTTGGCTCAGTTTTTACCGTTCCACTTTACAGCGGCTTTTTTAACAGCGTTCATAATGGCATTAAGTTGACGCTCTTCGTCACTCTCTTCAAAGTCAAAATATCCTTCTACGCTAAAGCCTTTAAACTCTCCGCTTTTTACCTTATCCCAAATCATTTGGTCGTTTACAATGTAACTCAAGAACCAACTACCATCTGCTACTGCTTCGTAACCGGTCGGAGGAAATTTACCCATCTTACGGTCAACGATGTAGCTCTCAAATAAAGACAGTCCTTTTGTTTCACCACCATGATGCACGTTGACTTTGTCGTAACGGTCACCGATTGCCCACTTCTTTGCAATTTGGAAGATGGTTTCAGCGTCAAAGTACACGTAATATTCACCCCTTGCTTCATCGTATCGGTATATCTTTTTGTCGGCTTCCATTGCCATGCCAAATATGATACGTTTCTCTTCGTTTTGAATTGAGAAATCTACCTTATGCACCTGGGCTGCTTTGCAAGGCATCCACTTAGTACCCATTTTATGCGAACCACTGCAACCTATCTTAACGGCATACGCTTCGGCATCGGCTTGGTTTTCAAATAATGGTAAGCCTTCTATCGTATAGTCAGGCAATTCAAGTTTTAACTCGTTTACTTTACGCTCGGTGTAATTTAACATTTCATCCCCACCCCATAAAAGGTAGGAAATAGTACCGCACGCTTCTGTATCGTCGGGATTGTAGTAGGTTTTAGCACGAGATAAAAATGAGTAAGTGCGTTGAATTGTTTCTAAACTCAAATTCTCTTTAGCCACCAACTGCCTTGCACGATTCTTGCCTACCAAAGTAGCACACTGATTGCCTATTTTTTCGTTAAGGTCAATACCTCTTTGTGCGTTGTCGCTTGCCGCTTGTGGGTAGTCATCAAAAAACTGCTCTTTGCCGAAGTAGACAAAGTCTCTTTCGATTGCAGGTGATGTCACAAGTGAAACAAAGTCTACGCCCGTTTCATCGTCGGGATTAATCACAAGTCTGTATACGGGTAGCTCCATTAATATAAAGTAAGGTTTTTCTAAAATTGGCTCAGACCTTCAGTAACACGTACTTTATCTTGTACGTTTGTGATGTCACGCTCGGTCACGTATATTCTGCGAACTTGGGTAAACTCGTCACCGCCTCCTGGTATTCTTGTGCTTGGTGCGTTAAATCGTGGTACGGCTGCTGCTGCTGCTGCTCCACCACCACCCGAAAGTTGTGTACTTGGTGCAGGTGCTTTGATAATGTCGTAAGCACGTTTTGAGTTAGTCAAGATTGTAGTGGCAAGTGCAATGTATTTTGCTATACCAGCAAGTCCACCCGTAGCTACGTTGTCGGGCGTTGGTGCTTGTGAGTTTGCTAATGCTCCGCTTAACGCCATTGCTGTATCAGCGGCAATCGATGCAAGTGCGATTGCTTTTCCTGCTTTGCTATTTTGCCCTGCAATAGATATTATAGCAGCGGCTAAGGCTTGGGAGTTATCAAATATTTCTTTTTCTAAAGCCGCAACTGCTTCTTTTCTTGCTTTGTCTTGCGCTGCTTCTTTGTCTTTTAGTTCAGTACGTCTACGCTCATTTTCTACTTCTTGAGCGTAAAAATTCTCAAATTCTTGATCTGCTAATTCTTGCCTTCTACGCTCGTTTTCTGCTTCTTGCGCATAGAAATTATTAAACTCTTCATCCGCTAATTCTTGACGCCTACGATCGTTTTCGACAATTTGCGCAATCTCCATCTCAAACTGTTCATCTGCTAACTTTTGAGCTTCTGCGGCTTTCTTTTCTGCATCCTCAGCAGCCTTTACGCTAAGTTCCTTTTTTTTGTTGTTAGCGTTTATATCTCTGTTTAGTTCAAGCTTGGTAACTTTGTCAGAAATTTTATTATACTCTTCAAGTGCTTTTGCTCTTTCTGCTTGCGTTTTATTATCGTCAGCATAAATTAGTCGTAACTCGTCACGTCTTTCTTTAGCAAGTTTAATTTCAAGAGCTGATACTTGTTCTGCGCTTTTGCCTCTTTTTTGCGCTTGTAATAATTTAAATTCAGTTGCGCTTTCGTATGCACGAGTTTCTGCATTAATAGACTCTACCCCTTCGGTTTCTCTTGTTTTTGCTAATTCAAGCTCTTTGTCAATTGTTTCGTCAAGTGCATCGTTATATTTTCCAATTTGGTCAATTGCTACGGCTATTGCAATAACTAAAGCACCTATACCGGTAGCCATTATTGCGCCTCTTAAAGTAGTAAATGCTGCGACTAATTGGGTTTTAATTGCACCTGCCATGCTTGTAATAACAGGCAAGAACTCTTTAAAGTCTTTAATACCTTGAGATAAAGACATTGCGCTTTGCACCTGCAAAAGTGATTTTTCAAGTTCTTTATTTTCAGTACCAAATAATCCTGCAACACCTACTGCAATTTGCATACCTGCAACTACGCCTTGCGTTGCTTTTGTCAAATTACCGACACCATTTGCATTGTCACCAATTGCTTTTTGCAAATCGTTCATTTGCTTCTTGTAGTTACCTGCGGTCTTAATTGCGGTTTGAGTCCGCTCATCATTTAAACCATAAGTACCTGCAAGTTTTTTGGCTTCTTGTTCGGTTTGTTTTACCGCCTCACTTAAATTTGTAAAGTCGGTAGCAGCCTTTGCTACATTTTCTTGACCTGGTAAATTTACCGGTATACTGATTGCTTCTACTATTGCCATGTTTTAGTGTCCTTCTGATAAAATCCAATATTGAGTGCCATCGCTTACGAGTTGATCGTAGCCGTTTTTAGCGTTTTCCGTGCGTGATGTTGCATCGTCAATTAATACGCTGCCATCACCTGAGTTAATTGTTACGTTGTGAGATGCTGAGGTTTTCTTTACCACGTAGACCTTACCTTTATTCGCTGCCGTAGGAGTCGGTAAAGTAACCGTGATAGAGCCGCTCGCAGTGTTGCATAAAATGAGCCAATCGTCATAGGTAGGTAAATATGGTGAGTTTGCATTTGTAATTGTTACTATTTTTCCACTGCCTAACCAAGCACCGACAACAGGGTAATTTTCAACGTACACCCTATCACCTTCAGGTACTTCAAAGTTGTCGCAGTGAATTGTTGTGACGTTGTCAAAGCCTAAAATTGATACGGCATCACCTGCAAAGATTGTATTATACTTTCCTTGATTTGTATTGTTCACTCCCATTACGATCGCGTCATCGCTGCTGCCGTAGTTATCTCCCGTATTTAATCCGCCACTGGTGTTCTTGCTGTTCTTAATTTGCGGCTCACCATCCAATGTAAAAAAGTCGGGGTTAACGGGATTGTCAGTATCTTGACCGCCTACGCCTATCGGCTTTGTATTGCTCTTACTTGGTGGGTAATAACCTGCCAAAAGAAATTCACACTGCGTGAGTCCTTCTTGCATTGGGTTAAAATCTATGACCTTGTTCAGTCTCCAGTACTGCCCCTCAAAAAAGTACAGCGAATTAAATCTAATGTTCGTATACTCGTTTGGTGTAATTCGGAAATAGCCTTTGAATATCTTGCTATTCTTGTCTATAATTTCAGCAATCGTTTTGTAGTAATATACGTTTACGAGGTTCT